TTTTCGTGGAGAGCAGGTCTCCCCTGTTTTCTTGGGGGTTTCCTCGATCTGATTTTTGATCGCAATAGTGGTGTGTTGCTTGATGATCCTGATGTGGATGCAATCCTTGCAGTTCGTCAACTTACGTTGATGTTCAGCAAGATCCTTATCGATTGCTCGGAAGAGCGTATCGAGAAGGCCATGTCTGGATACATCAAGTGTGATGAGGATGTGGCGAAACACGCTATCTCAATTGAAAGCTCCGATATGGATGACTTTCATAGAGTGTCTCGTGTTCTGTTTAGTTCGGCTCTAGCCAAGGTAGACAGTGATGTCTACTACGGTAGAATCGTTCCTAAACATGGCCCCGGTTCGACTGCTGATAAACTTCTTGGTAACAAGAAGTTCCAGCAACGAACTTGGACCAGTCGTCTCGACGAAGTTTTCCCATTCGGGAGTTTCATTTTCCCGTCTGAGTCATACTACGAAGAGTACGACGATGTTCACATCCTAGAACCCGGAGAGGAGCTACCTGTTAAGGTAATTCCTGTTCCTAAGACACAGAAGACACCTAGGATAATCGCCATTGAGCCCACTGCTATGCAATACGTACAGCAGGGGCTCATGGAGGCTATCCTGAATAGAATTGAAGGAGATGACTACCTTCGATCCTTTCTCGGTTTCCTGGACCAAACTCCTAATCAGAGAATGGCTCAGGAGGGCTCCCTTCACGGGAACCTTGCAACGCTAGATCTTAGCGATGCTTCCGATCGTGTCTCCTATCGGCTCGTTGCGGACATGACAAACGACCATCCTCATTTGCAGAGGGCGATCGATGCGTCACGTTCTATGCGGGCCGACGTTCCTGGCCATGGGATAATACCCTTAGCCAAGTTCGCGTCTATGGGTTCTGCTGTCTGCTTCCCCATCGAGGCTATGGTCTTTTTGACCTGCTGCTTCGTTGGGATTGAGCGACAGCTCAACACCCATTTGACCCGATCACTCCTATCGGAGTTTATCGGGTCGGTGCGTATCTACGGGGATGATATCATTATTCCCGCAGATTATGTGCACTCAGTTGTCGACTCACTTGAGCTCTTTGGAGCAAAGGTGGGTCTTGACAAGTCTTTCTGGATCGGAAGATTCAGAGAGTCTTGTGGTAAGGAGTATTACTCAGGCCATGACGTTAGTATAGTCAAGGTCCGGAGGTTATTCCCTACACAACTGAAGCACGCCCAGGAGGTCATCTCGTTAGTATCCCTTCGTAACCAACTATATTACGCTGGTTGCTGGGGAGCTACGAAGTGGCTTGATCGGAAGATAGAGGAAATACTTCCGTATTTTCCATATGTCTCCGATACTTCTCCTGTGCTAGGTAAATCCTCCTTTCTGGGTTATGAGACTCAGAAAATGGACCGACACCTACATGCCCCTTTAGTCAAAGGGTATGTTGTGTCGTCCAGAATCCCGAGGGATCCTCTCTCTGGGTCTGGAGCCTTGCTTAAGTTCTTCCTTAAGCGCGGCAGTGAGCCTGCTGCCGACCGGAAGCACTTAGAGCGTGCTGGACGCCCTCGT